ATCGATCTGTCCAGATTACCGATTCGAAGTTTTCAACGATACCAATACGTTCCAGATTAGTATTAAGCACATATATCTCCATGACTAAACTCCTTCGTACAACGTGCTGTGTATCACTTGGAATTGCAAATAACTTGCACCAACCTCAGCTGCGTATACAAAGACATTGTCACCAGGAGTTAACTCGAACCAATCGGAATCAACATCTAAACAACTTAAAATATTAACGTAGTTACCAGCTCGAAGTAAATATATAAACTTCTCGCCCTTTATCGTGGAAATGATTATGTCATCGCCTGCAATAATAACATCTCCAGTTAAGGTTTCTAGTTTGTCTGTATCTATGGTCATCGATTCAGATGTTAATGCGTTATGAATCGTTACTCCTTCTACGGATCCAATAGCATGAATATAGATAAGGATGACAACATTAGCATCACCAGTATATATAATAGACTTTTCTTCATCAACTTCAATGATGCCAAATTCTATAGCCTTTACCGTAAGTGATTCATTAGAAAATGGAAATTCAAACTGTGAATCAACTCCACTAAATAAGGTCAAGGTTTGCGTGTTAGCATAGAAATATGCGTCCGGACACATTACTGAGATATATGTCGTTACGGCTTTACTAAAAATGTCTAGACTGTTTGATTCAACGTATCCATACGTGCGACAAGTTCTATGATCAGCTTCAATCAATATGTCGATTCTCTTCTTTATAGGAAAATATGTATACGTATCATGTCGAAGTTCTTCTGCACTTTTAGTCGGAGTATCCAGCATCTGCAATGAAAATACAATGTTCCTAGATAGCACTCGTGCAGAATTATATAAAGCGCCATCCTTTGAAGCCAACTCAGTTGCGTTTATTGTAGCTGGATTTGGGCCTAGACCGTCGATCCGTTTGATGAGGAACCCAGAAAGTTCTGGATTCCTCAACACCATTTCTACGGATTGACCCAATGGATTTGTAATTGTTATAGAATTAATCATGTTTTCAAACCTTTCAGGGTCAATAATTGAATCCTTGTTTGTCTATAGATTTCTAAACGATCTAATGCTTTTGGTGAATTATTGATTTGTGTTAGACTAATTGCTGGTTCAGATGTTAACGGTTGTGTATCTTTAACCTCGCTACTAGCTGATGGTTTATCAAATCCTCGAGCAGCTACTTCAGCTTGTGCGGCGGATGCCGACATGTTTAGACCTATCTCAGGTGTCAATATGCCAGCAATATCCTTTTTACCCGTTTCAATCTCAGATAAATCAAGTACTGGACGAATCACCGGGGATAACGTATCATCTAATCCAAACACATCAAGGGCGCTGCCCATTGAATTATCAAACTCGTCCGTGACAGTTTTAGCTAGTTCTTTTATTACGGCTACTATACCTGGAATACCCTCTTTTATACCAACAGCTAACCCTGCATCGGTCATCAAACCAAAAGCTTTCGTTACTTTGGATGGTGATTCAATACCCAAAATAGATTTCATCATATTCATGGCCTCAGATGCAAGCTGTCTTACAGCTTCAACCACTATACCAACGCCAGCAGTAATACCGTCCGCAAATCCTTGAATCATATTTGCTGCCATGCTAGCTATAGCTATCATCAATTCGGGTAAATTTTCATCAAGTCCGTCCGATATACCATCAATAAATGCTATTGCCAGATCAAACGCCGAATCAATTAAAGCCGGAAGTCGTTCCTCAATCGCGATATGGATGCCGTCAAATAAATTGGTCATCAATACCATAGCACCTTCAAGCAGTATTGGGGCGTTTACAGATATCGCTTCCATGAAGGCCAGCAATATTTCAACGACAATTGCTACAATAGCTGGTATGTTATCACGAATTCCAGTAAGAAACTGCAATATAAGATCATAACCAGCCTGCAGTATTAAAGGATATAACGTAACTATGGTGTCCAACATTGTAGTTACAAATAATGATATAGCACTCATAAGCGGCGGAATAATCTCAACTACCGCCTCTAATATACCAACAAACAATGCTTTGATAACGTCAATCAGTATTGGTATAGCTTCAACTAAGGTCTTTAATAAAACCAATAACGCTAAACCAATTTGTTCCTGAATCATCGGTAGAAGACCAGCCACAGTAGTTATAAGCAGCGCTAATGTAGCTATACCCGCGGTTCCTCCTGCAGCTATGGCCGTTAAACCCACAGCAAATAACATCATACCAGCGCCAACAGCTAATGCCGCCACGCCAAATAAGAACATCGCCGCAGATAGACCTAATAAAACTGGAATAACTGGACCCATAACCAACCCTGCGATACCTAGAACTACCAATACTCCTACCAAAGCTAATAAAGCCAAACCAATTTCTTCAAGGGACATTGAACCAAGCGTTTTCAATGCTGGTGCCAATAATGCTATCGCTCCTGCGGCAATTAATAATGCCGCACTTCCTGCAATTGTACCAGACATTAAATATAACCCTACGGCTAGAATAACCAAGGACCCAGCTAAAGTAGCTAACCCACGTCCTATCTCATCCCAACTCATACTTCCCATTTGGGCCAGAGCTTGACCTAATATAACCAAAGCTGCAGAAACACCAATAAGAGCCGCGCTCTTAACTAGCATATCAGCAGGCATAAGATACATAGCTGCGATTAAGACCGTTAACGCTCCGCCAATTCCAATCAAACCTCTTTTAATTTCTTCAAGAGATAAAGACCCCATGGCAGTCATAGCTATAGCTAAGAGATTAACGGCTCCAGCCATAATACCTAAACCAACTGCAGTTACAATAACCTTCTTAGCACTACCCGTAATATTTACAAAAGCAGAGAGTTCAGCTAATAATATCCCTATGGCAATAAGACCTTTCTCAATAACTGAAGCATCTAAATTACCTAACTTCTCAACCGCTATAGCTAGAATATTTAAAGCTATAGCCAATAAACCAACACCAATGGCCGTACTTATAACGCGTTTGCCACCACCCATTAACTGTAGAAAGGCTATGATTCCGGCAATAAGAATACCTATACCAACTAAGCCCTGCTCCATTTTATCGGGGTCCATATCCGCAACTTGTTTTACGGCCAACACTAAAATATTAATACCAATCGAAAAGGCTATAAGTCCAACTGCGCCTTTAATCATTGAGCCACTACCACTAGATAACGTCTTCGCTGTGATGACTAGCATTGCAGCTAAAGCGCCAACTCCAACCAACCCTCGAGTTAAAGCGTCCCACTCAAGTTTAGCTAATATAGATACAGCAACTGCCAACAAAAGAACAGCAACCGACATAGCTAGTACACCAATAACAACTGTAGTCATTGTGCCAATACCAGCTGAAACTTTACTAAATAAACCCATAGCCGTTACTAATTCGGCAAACAATATAGATATTGCAGTTATCGCTTGTGTTAATTTTGCTGAATCAATAAGAGACAATGCTACAATAGATATAGTCAATAAGGCCAGTGCACCTGCAAGTTTTAATAGTGTCTCTGCTTTTAAATTCTGTTGCCAAGCCTGAAGAGAGTCCCCAACTTCCTCTACAATATCAGCTACTCCTTCGAAAATATCCGCACCACCATCTACAAACCGTTTCATTCCCAACACTAACGCAGCTAAAAGCCCACTATTAAATACATCGACTATACTATTAAATTCTAAATCTCGAATATGTTCCGCGATAAAGCCGCCAATAGATCCAATAGCATCACCTACACTTGCGCCTAATTCCCAAAATCCAGGTGCGAGTTTGGCCACCATGTCCATGATTCCGCCAAAAACAGATTTCAAAAGATCTCTCAACGCCGTAAAAGGCTCGAATCTTATGGCCATCTTTTCGCCTAAACCATCAAACATACTAAAATCAACACCACTAAAAGAGTCAAACCACGTGCCAATCATAGCAATGGCTGGTGCAAAAGCTTCCAAAACTGACGATCCAAACGACTTTACTTTATTAATTATAGAAGCAAATTGAGACTTTGCACTCAGTAAATATCCACCCAATGTGCCTATAGCCCGTCCGAAGAAATCTGTTTCTTTTATAGAGTCTCTTAAATTTACTAAGAAATCGCCTATTCCGGCTGTGAAATTCAATATAGAGTCTAACGATGGAACAAAGGGCTTTATTGCATCCCAAACCACCTTGGCTAGAACCTTAAAGGCTTCAAGACCAATATCGACAAGGGCAAATAATCCCTTGAACGTCCGCTTTAATTTATCAGCAGCAGGTCCACTTAATACTAAATTATCAGCTAATTTTCGTATATGATAAGCTATTTCAATCAACTGTCTGGCAGTTACTGGCGGAAATATCTCTTTAAATGCCTCTTTTATTGGATCCATAACGCTTAATAGAAACTTAAATGCTATAGCAATAGATTCAATAGTAAGTCTGCGACCACCCTCATCGTGCCATTCCTGAAGTACCGCGTTTCTTGCATCTGCTGACGCACCAATTAAGCCGCTAAGAGTATCACTTATGTTAGTAAATAAGATCTTAGCTTCATCGAAATCGCCAAGTACTAACTCCCAACTTCTAGTCCAACCAGACTGAGCTGATTCTTTCAACACATCAATAAGTTGGGTATAAGTCTTTACCTTTGTTGCTGCATCTAAAGCAGTTTTTCCCATCTTCTGTATCGCAGCAGTTTCCTCGGCAGTATAGCCCATATTTAATAATTCGGCGTCAGTTAAGTCGCCAGTGAATTTAGCTAATGAATCAAGCAGAATTTCTTTAGTTAACCATCCCTTTTGCAATGAATTTCTAAATCCGTTCTCTTGCTCCATAATATCATCAATAGCTACACCATGAACTCGAGCTGAATCCTTCAATGCTTTCTGGAATACTTCACCACCCATACCAGCATTGACCACAGAATTCCAGTCCATTAAACGAACGGTTCCTGTAGATATAGCCTGTGATAACTGATACATAGCCGTGGAAGCTTGTTGTGAGTTTGAACCAGATACAGCCGCTAAGTTGGCAATACCTTTAATGCCTTCAACCGATGTATCTAGATCTATACCAGCAGCTGTAAATGTACCGATATTTCTCGTCATCTCAGTAAAGTTATAAATCGTTAAATCTGCATACTCATTCAATTCAGCTAACGCGTCCTTAACTTGTTCCAGGGTTGTTCCTTTTGCGTCCGTATTAGCTAAAATAGTTTGAATAGCATTAATTTGAGTTTCATATTCGGCCATACCAGATTTAATCGCTGCTAAACCCGTGACATTTTCAAATATCTGCTTCCCCATGTTAATTAAAGCGCCGGTGATTTTTCGTACTGCCTCGAATCCTATAATACCTAATACAGAAAATCGGGAACCTAAAAGAGAAACTCCAGAAGCAAGACTGCCAAAAGGCATACTAGCTGCAGCTCGACCTAAATTAAATAAACCTCTAGAGGCACCATCAAAATTTAATCCACGTTTAAGGACATCTAAGGACTTAGTTGATGTACCAACTCCTTTTTCGAATTGAGCATTATTGAACTCCATATCAACAATACGCTTGTCTATGCTTCTAGTCATTTAGTTACCTCCTTCCACGCTTTTTCAGCTATCTGATCAAATATAGGTCTAATTGCAGGATTAATAAAATCTCGACCTTGAACGTATCCACCACCCTTAGTGGCATGCCCATATTGTAATAATATAACAATGGGTACACCACCCTCGATACTACTATTTGTCCATGAGATGATATACCCTTTAGAATCTGAAGAAATTTCATAGGCCCATGCCATAGCTGTCGCTCCAGTGTCAACCGGTGTAACAGCAGCTAAAGCACTTACGCCCATCTGGGCATACTGAAGTAATATAGCGTTTATTTTAGCAGATACTGTTCTAGCGTTACGAAAAAATCGTTCTGTATTTCTAAAACTTCCTCGATGAGTAAATTTAATCATAGACGCTCCTAACGGTTAATCTCTATCTACGCACCAGTGGTAAATCGCTTCAACCATTTGATCCATGGTCTTCTCTACCATTCGTCCTTTACACCAATTGTAAATATGATCCATCATCTCTTCTAGAGATACTTCTTCCTCTGGTGGCTCTTCTGGCTCTTCCGACTTATAAAAATCTTTACCTTCCATTATAGCCGTCCAAATTTCATCAATTGATACGGCATGATACATTGACCACCAAGCAATTCCTGAAGCACCTAATAACCAGGATATACTTTCAATTTCTTTCATCTCCTCATAATCAACAGTATCACCTTCACCATTATATGCGCGAGCGCCCATCACAATTGGCTTATCTGTAATATCTCTCCACTGCTGCCAGGTCTGTTCAAATAACTGAGTGTATGAGGATGCGTATGGTAATCGATTATAGGCCATAGGAATACCGAAATCGGCATTACCATATTGTGGTGCCATTGCAGCCCACAATACACTTTTTGGATGCCATGTAGATGACTTTATAGGGTCCTGATATCTTGCCCACCAACACCAGCCAATCAAACTTCCACGATTAGCTCGTTCTCGACAAGCTTGAAGCATCTTTACAGTTCGAGTGTCGGATGCTGGAGCATCATCCCAAGACTGTTCCGCATCAAATATAACCCCTTCCAGATCAAATTCATTTACCAGATTGGCCGCCAAACTACCTAAATGTACTGGATCATCCTCTTTATATACAGCAGCACAAACGTACACATTGATACCAACGTCTGGAAGCATTTTAGCTAACCGCGTGTTTAGCTCGTAGTGTTTCCATCGCTGAAAATGTGTGCTATGCAAAATAACAGTTTCAATCCCAGCATTTTGAAGTTTAGCGATAATTTCATGTACGGCGTCTTCAATAGACATCGATGTGACCTGAGGAAGATCTAAAGCCATTTGAATAGCACCATTATTAATTTCCCAAACAAATAACGTCTTTCCAGGAATTTTATACTGTCTTTCCGTCATACAACACCTAGCCTTTCGTATTATACTTCGCTCTTCTTGCAGCATTAAGTTCACGATTACGTTTATGCATTTCAGCCTTGGTCATCTTTTTTGGTGGTTGATTCTGAATATTACATACATTAATCAATGTAAGCAACCGATTTAAATGCCATTTTTGACATTCAAATGGAATATTTAAAACTACCATCCAAGAATATATAACCTCAGATGTAATTATTCTATTATTAGTAACTTTATTATGTCGATCGGAAAAGGTAGTGGCTGTCATTGGCGCTTCAATATAGTCCGTTACACAATTTAATAATTCCCTAGTAACTCCTTCATATACACGTACCGGAATGTTTTGTGTTAAAGTCATATACCGAATATAATCAATAGTTTCGATAACGGTCTTCCCACTTTTTGTAAGAAACGGTTTATGCCATTTAGCTTCCCATTTCGATAAAGAGACTAAAGAATGCTCAAGAGTGAGAGAATATGATTTAATATTAAAAAACTCACTTGTCGTCTCATCATAATATTCTTTTGAAGGGATGACTATCTTAAGCATCTTTAGCCTCCAGAAATAACTAATTCAAGTTCGGTTTCAAGTCCTTCGGAAGAATACCGTTCACAAACGCTGCAGCAGCATTATCACTATCAAGTAATTCCATAAATAACTCGGAATAAGCCCCAGTCTGTATAAAAGCCGTTGAGAGATCTTCACTTTTAACGAAGCGTTTTCCGTCTCCAGTTTTCTCTCCATACGCTCTCGTGATTAACTCTTTGAAAAGCGTAAACAACTTTGTATTATCCTGCTCAGCGACAACTTTCTCAATAAATGCAGTTAAACCGCCGGTCATAGATAATTCCCATTCGGCGAGTTCAGCTTTTGAAAGGTTGAAATAAAAATCTTCAGTCCTCTCATTGTCTTTATAGTCAACGTACGTAATAGTCTTTTTTAACATTATAAATCTCCTTTTAAGATAAAGTGTGAGGAGCCCCCTCCAAACGGCAGAGGACTCCTCTATTCAATTGTACCCGATTAACCTAACCTATCTCTATACATCACCAGATATATATCTTACGGCGGGGTCAATAACGCTATTACCTCATCGGGGGTAGGTAAAGTAGGATCTGTTGGGTCATCCGTACCCCACAGTTCGGCCTCAAGTAAGGCCAACTCTTGCGCAGCTGGAGTATTCGAATCAACGACCAACAGCGACATAGGTTTAAACCCTGTGATCAAAGCCGGAATACTGGATACTTCCCAGCTGAATGTGATTGCTTCAGGGCTTTCATTGATTGTGCTATAAGCTTTCTCACTAGGTGCGGCGGTCAAACCGTACAACATGTGCAATTTATAGCCAAAATCATTACCATCAACCGCATTACCATAAACAGTGCGATAACTCAAACCGAACTGAACACGCGTTTGCTGTCCAACCAACAACCCAGGTGCAGCGGCTACAACGAGCGAACCGTCGCAAGCCATGAACTCATCCGGGAAGGTAAATGCTTCTATGGTTGCAGCTAATTCTTCTGCGGAAATCAAATTCAAATACTTAATATTGTCTGCGTAATGGGGCTGGGGCTCCGCTCCTGATGGGCTCTCGTTAATACTTACAATACCATTCCAAGCAACACCAAGAGGATATTCGCCAGCACCATCCATAGGATATAGAACACACCGATCAATACCGGTTTCAAATGTTCTTGCAGCTAAAACATCCCAAACTAATAAAGCCATATTTTAACTCCTTAAAAAAACATATTAAACACATCGTGGTTTAAACCTGCTGATGTGTAATGACGATCAAATTGACAAGTAGATAATGCCGCAACTTGATCTGGAATAAGACTGTCTGGATCTTCATCAATCACGGTAATCATATAGTGTTTCTCGTGACGATAGGGTTTATTATCAGCATGGAAAGTAGATATGCGTGTTCGCTCGTAACGAATGCAAGGATACCGCATGTTCATACTAGCTGGAGGCTGAAAATATACATTATCCGACCCTAAAAGTGCAGTCAAAACGTCATGTAAATCCAACCTATCACCCATTATAGACCTCTCCTAATGCTAATACTAGACGAGGCCGCTGAACAGTTACACTTCTAACACTCCAGCGAACCCCCATCCAGGTTACATATCTTATCTTGAAGAAATTTTCAGTTGCAAAAGGATTCGAAATAATACTGACGCGATTGGTAATCACCAAATTATCATTAAGGTTTTCCGATTTCTGCGCATTAACAGACGTTCGCAGAATATCCCCACGATGATTATGCTCGATTATCTGCTCCTCCCAAACTCCGGGCGAAGTTTCAATCTCAGTCGCGAATCCAATTGCGCCGTAGTATTTCAACATAGATTACTCCTTTACCGAAGGTTAGGCAGCAACTTCTTGCTCAATAACGATCGCCGAATACAACCGGGTCAAACAACCGGAGATACGAGTTTCCAACAGATATTTGTACTGGTTATAATCGATGTCAAAGTCATCGAACATAGTCGTTTGGCCACCCTTATCGGCACCAATGGTATAATCTTTCAAGTTCACAACGATGGCCTTCAGGGTGTACTCAGTTGCGTCTGGAGTACGAGAAAGACCTTCCATCAAAGGAACCTCAATCACTCTCGAAACACGCAGAGCTGCAGCCAGTTCACCAACCGTCTTATACAAACGATGGCCAAGAGTGTCTTTTTGCAGAAGTAGTTCGGTGAGTGTCGTTGGTGCCACAAAAGCTACTGGGTTACCAGATCCTTTGTATGTGGCTCGAGCTTCGATGAAGGCATCCGTGAGATCTTCGACATCATCGGTCGGACCCAATTGATGCTTGATCGTATAAGCATCATCATCTGTATAGATGGGGCGCACATTGGTTTCAACGATCTTATAGTCTGAACTAACCAGACGACCATCCGAAATGAGTACTGCACGGGCAATTTCTTCATCCAGCATCATTCGCATTTCCATCTTGAGCCAAGCAACGACATCCATCGTAGTGACATCAATGATGTCATCGCGATCCAGTTTCTGCTTCTTATAGATGGTCTGCGGGGTAGTAACACGCTTAGCAAGGGCGATTACTTCTTCGACCTTGAGATCGCCAGTCACATAACCCAGGGCACGAGCCTCTTCTGTGGTGAGATCCACCGACATACTTTTAATCCGGGAAAATGGTGAGTGATGCGTACCACTCATAACAGAGCCCACCCATTCAGTATCACGTTTGTACAGATCTGGGGTTGGTCGAATTGCCTTTGCATCCGGGAACAGATAATCCATGTTATCAATACCGTACGTGCCAGCGTGAGCCACAAACGCATCCATGGCATCATGGGCAATCACGGACTGCTTGAGTGAACCGTACTTGTTCATAGCATCATCGATGATGATTTTAAAATCATCATGGCTCAAAGTCGGTTCCTCAGTCTCCAGTGTGGACTGATCAAATACATTTTGTTTCATAATTCTATTATTACCTCCAAGGTCAGAGTGTTCTGCATCGTCATCGCCGCCCGACATAAGTTCGGCGATCATAGCATAAACTACGTTCTTCTGTTCTTCAGTCATGCTGTCAAAAATTCCACCAACGGTTGCATCGTCATCGGCATGCACAATGTCATCATCGTCATCGTCGTCTGCATGCTCGAGGTCATCATCGTTAGATGATGAATCCAGATTGAGACCTGAATAAATTATAGCTTCATCTTCAAGATCAGTCTGCGTTCCATCGGAATGCACAATTGATACATTATCGATCAATGCTCCAGGATTAGCTCCGGAAAGGACCAAACTAATTTCCTTGATGACGCCATGAACAACATCCTTTCCTTTCTGAACTAATTTATTTGCATAAATCGATAAATCGGTTATATCGCCATGAGTAACCAACGTTTTTGCATTCGTTCCAGCTGGAGAATCATTTAGATAACAATACACATATACACCATCTTTACGGTTCTCCAAAAGAGCATGTCCAAGAACATTATCTGGAGTATCATGCATATGCTGCCATACCAATGGCACTTTTTGACCATCATTATCTTTAAATGCATCACGACGAATAACTCGACCGTCACCGCATTTTAGATTGTTCTTAGTGGCATAACCACTAAAATCGGCTTTTTTACGTTTTGCCATATTTTATGTTTCCTTTCTCAAATATAGATTTCACTCTTCTTTATCAACCGGAACGGGGTCTGTCTTTTCCTCTTCTTCTGGCTGATTAAGATTTTTATTGACAAGTTCATCTGAACGAGGATCCTTATTGGGTTTATAACCAACAACAGCTCTTAATTCGTTTGAACTGAGTATCTCATTACGAGTGAATTTATCTGCAATCTCGGCCAAATCTGAAGCCGGTACAAGCTTAAACGGGTTACGAAAATAACCAATCGATTGTCCTTGCGTTCGTCCTGTCCGTGTAAGAAATGTTCTTCTAAAACTATCAGCAATAGAATCTAATATCGGTTCTATTGTCCGACTATAGTAATTTAGCATTTCTTGTTCGCCCGCTGTTCCATCAAATACGCCTTCTGTCATACCTAACTGGCTATATAGCATTCTAGTTAGAAATTCGATTTGACCCATTAGATTGTTTTCTACAGGACGATTAAGTTGTGTGATCTTTTCAGTACCATCCGCATAGGCGATACCATATTTAGATCCTGCTAATTGCTCAGCAATTTCTGTTCGACGCAAATTGGCTTGTTCTAAACGTCGAGTAGACTTCACAACGTAAGGTAACTGAATAATTAAATCCAATTTTCCCGAACCGGATTGTGTATCTATAGCATCCAAAAGATTAAGCTTATAAATTAATCGTTTCAAGGTAGAGTTTGGTGTATTCATTATAGCATATAATGGATTCTCTATAATCGCCACCATTTTCTTCTCTAATGTTATCTCTTCTGGGATGCCTCGCTTTTCATTATATAACGAAAGACGAACGTGTTTCGGATACCATTCTATAACTTTAGCTGTCCGCATTGATAAAATATCGTACGAAGCAGACTTGCTAGGATTTATCGAAGTCTCTACCGGTACAACTGCTATGACGCCCTCATCACACATAGACATGACTATATCTTGTAAAAAAGCCCGTCCGGTTTGATCGATATTTGCAGATAAAGTTAAACATCGATGTAGACCTGACAGAATAACGTCTTCAAATCTATTATTCTCGTCTACTCTAATGTGCTTAACATTAACCGCTGCTACATCAATAGCTATCCTGTTATATATAGAAGCGATAATAGATTGCTCATTACCCACCTCTAAAACTACACGATCTGGCCGGGAACTATAACTTGGACCTATATTATATGGAAGATATTTGTCAGCACCACTAAAAGCACTCCATGCGTGACGAAGTCTATCCGTAATTCGCATGTAACCTCCTTTCTAAAGATTTATACGTAGTTTTCCGATCTCAACCATCATGTTATAAGATGGTTTTTTGTATGCTTGCTCTAACGCGATTTGTGCCTTTTTAGATGCCGTTTCTGCTTTTTTTCTACTCGCTGTCGACTGTTTAGCAATATATGCGGCCGTTTTTTGCTTTCTGATATCCGACCCCAATACCTTAGCCGCATCACTCGCGTAAGTTTTTATATGCTTTTTATACTCAGCCATAGCCTTAGCCGCCTTCGCAGTTTTACCTTTTTTAGCTAATTTTACAGCTTCGGTTTTATATTCATTAGCTAACATATTCCATTCGTCAACAGACGCTTTTTGAAGCCGAACATTTCGACTAGCTCTTTTTTCTCCCTTTATTGCTTTTCGTTCACTTCTTTTAGCTTTACTGAGCGCGGCACCGGTCGAAGAGGCTGTTCCTTCAGCGTTGTATTTCTCCTTAAAATTCTTTCTCAAAGTCGAACGTTTAGCCGATCTCACCCCCCACCTCATACCTTTGACTCCGTAATGAGCTAAATACTTCGCTATCGTTTCTTCTTGATATGTTCTCATATGCAGTCCTTTACTCTTTAAATTTTAAATCGATAACTTTAGGATCCGATAAAATTCTATCACCGAAATCACGATACGCTTTTTCTGAATCCGTCCTTTTAACTATACGGTTCGCCTTTAACAAAACAGCAGCAGTTGCCGCAGCTTTTACAGCCTTATCCGCAAATAATATTTTTTGCTCTGGAGAAATTCTATACTTTTTAATTCCCGTTTTTAATTCTCCTGATGCAGCATACCGCTTTGAAACATTTCTAGATAGTGCATCGTCTTTTAACGTCTTAATTATTGATGTAACTGCAATTTTGCCAACTTTTTTAGCAATTACTGGCGAAGGTGCCTTACGATATAAATATGCTAATTTCTTGGGATCCATTCCCGCCGTCACTAAATCCTTAAATATTGCTATAGCAACTTGGCCTCCTACTTTCGATCCTAATCGTGTAGCAAGACTTTGACTATGATATTTAGCTAAGGCTTTATCTTTTCTATGCTTAGCACCCGTTGAAATGGCCTTAGCTTTCAATCTAGAAGACGCATATTTACTACGTTGTTGACCATATGTCTTTCTAATCCCCCATTTCATGCCTTTGGTACCGTAGTGACGAAGTCCTACTTTTTCCTCTATAATAATAGGCATAGAAGCAATCACCTCCTTTATTTATACAAATATCAGAAGGCTGAACCGATAGTAATTCGTCTCCAGTTAGCATCAGCTATCGTGTTTACTGCCGTCAATAGATACAAATATGTATCGTCAATCAACAACTGATTCCGAATACCCACTGTGCCATCAATGCCACCAGCTAAAGCTTCAACTGCACCAGTATATGCACCATTGGTCAGCGTTTCTTCTACGGCAATATCGTTACCTGCAACTCCCGCTATATCAGCTGTCAAATCGACAGTATCACCAGTACCATCTACTCCAGCAACACCTTGTGTATCTTCGGCGGCCATAGCAGTTGCTAATGCTGTGATTGCGTTAGCAGCTGTACAATCAGCACCTGATCCAAGAGTTCCTGCAGCAAAGACGTTACCATCATCATCAAAAGTCTCTGTTGTAGCAATTGAATCCGCATCAGTACCCCCGACAAGAGCTGTAATCACACTATCGTCACCGCCAAAGGCAGCTGCGGAAACTGTTGGATGAGCGGTATTGAACTCATCATCGCCATTGATAGCATCTACCAGGTTTGCTTGCGCGCCCGCGGCATCTGCACCAATATCAACTTCACCATCAGCGGTAGCTGTTCCTACTGTCACAAAAGTATAAACCTTCGCATCTATCGTCAATGTATCCCCTGGAATCGGTTGCGTAGCCATCGACAACGTTCCTGTCGAATGCGTCGTATCTGACTCGATATCAACTGGAATATTCGCTGGATCCGTTGGATCTTGACTCACTGTGGACAGAAACTCATACACATCAGTTAGTGCAATTAGAGGATTATCGAATGTAACTGTCTCTTCATGCAATACAACACCTGTAACTTCCAACACCGCAGCAGCATTAACTGCATTAACCGGCGTCCCAGTAGCTACACTCTCAATCAATTCACTAAACAACGTACCAAAACCCATTTGTATTGTTTTGTGGTTGAGTCTATTAAGTGCAACAATTTCTTTCGTGGTCAAACTTCTCATAGTTTATTCCTTTCTACTTCCATTTTGACTAGTTACTACAGTTCATCCGTACGTATCTCGCAGACAGTACTTTTCGTCTGATTCGCTATGCTGCCTGTTGCACGAAGGATGTATGTAGTATTTCTGGTTAGACCAATTACCAGTGGCGTTACTATCTTATCCCCATCTAATGAGGGTATACCATCTAATAGGGTACTTGAAAGATCGTTATCCGGATCCGATTTAAGATGTATGTCAACCAGAGGTGCTGCTGGTGTGCCCCACCTAGCAAAGTTCATAGCATATTGAACTTTTTCATTCGGACCCTGAGACTTTGGACTTTCAACTACAACTCGTTCAGAACTCATTAATTAACCTCCTTTATTATCTATCATAAGGAACATCCAATTCGGTGTTACGTTCACGAACTACTAAATCAGTATCACGTTCACGAACTACTAATTCTGTTGAACGAGCTTTTACAGTCAAGGGCACTCTTCTAAAGTCTACAAACCAGTATAATGTAGTTTTATCTACAACGGGAATACCTAATTCAACATCTTCACCAAGTAGGTTGAATAATTGACCGATTACACCTTTATCAATTACTAGAATACCAAAATAGATAGATTGTCCAGACAATTGGTTAATAACTTGAGTGAGAGTACTTTTGTCTACTACAGGAACACCGTAGTTAACCTCGTCTCCTAGTAGTTCAAATACCTGTCCAAGCGTACTTTTATCTATTATAGGAATACCATAGTCAACATCATCCCCAAGTAGTTCAAATACCTGTCCAAGAGCGCCTTTATCAATTACAGGAACACCATAGTCAACATCGTCTCCGAATAATTCGAATACCTGCCCTAGCGCACTTTCATCTATTACAGGTACACCGAAGTCAACGTCATCTCCAAGCATTTGATTTGGTGCCAGTTGATAGATCATCGGTTTGTCTATAACCGGTACACCGTAGTCAACATCGTCTCCGAATAACTCAAATACCTGTCCGAGAGTACTCTTGTCTATTACAGGCACACCGAAGTCAACATCGTCTCCGAGTAGTTCGAATCCCTGCCCTAGCGCACTTTCATCTACTACAGGTACACCAAAATCAACATCGTCTCCAAGTAATTCGAATACTTGTCCAAGAGCACCTTTATCAACTACAGGTACACCGAAATCAACATCGTCTCCGAGTAACTCAAATATCTGACCAAGGGTACTTTCGTCTATAACAGGTACACCAAAATCGACATCATCTCCTAGTAACTCAAATATCTGACCAAGGGTACTTTTATCGATTACAGGTACACCGAAGTCGACATCGTCTCCTAACATCTCATTTGGTGCTAATTGATAGATTGTTGTTTTATCCACCACAGGTACACCGAAGTCAACATCGTCTCCTAATAACTCAAATATCTGTCCAAGAGCCGTTTTGTCTACTACAGGTACACCGAAGTCGACGTCGTCTCCAAGTAACTCAAATATCTGTCCAAGAGTGCTTTTGTCGATTACAGGTACACCAAAGTCGACGTCGTCTCCAAGTAACTCAAATATCTGTCCAAGAGTGCTTTTATCGATTACAGGTACGCCAAAATCGACATCATCTCCTAGTAACTCAAATATCTGTCCAAGAGCCGTTTTGTCTACTACAGGTACGCCAAAATCGACATCATCTCCTAGTAACTCAAATATCTGCCCAAGAGTACTCTTGTCTATTACCGGTACACCGAAGTCAACATCATCTCCTAGTAACTCAAATATCTGTCCAAGAGTGCTTTTATCGATTACAGGTACACCAAAATCGACATCATCTCCTAGTAATTGATTTTCAGATGATTGTCCTAACACAGCCTTATCGACTACCGGTACACCAAAGTCAATATCATCACCAAGTAATGTTCCTATTGGTCCTATATATGCATCGTCATCACGAATAATCGCCTCATCGATATAATATTCGCCGGTTGCACTCGCTGGCCATGCCCCCGCTATCCCGAAGTAATACCTATAACTTTCACGCACTCTATCACGGTTACCAATATCAGATACCACTTCTTGCGAAACGTCGCCAATCCACCATTGACCGTAGCCATCATCAGCTCCAGGCGCACTTTCACGCACAATCAAAAATTCATACCATTTCGCTCCTACCAGATCTTTGTAGGTACCTACATGGGTTCCACTTTCATCGTCGTAAAATATAGGTCTGATTTGTAACACTCCACTATTATTGTATACCTGAATATAATACAGGTATCCTGATGGAGAGTAAATATTTCCAAATGATGTGCCTTGGCCGACCGTTGCAATGGCAAAAGTATTGACATCCAAATACCATCGCAGTCTAACGGCATTACTGAGAACTAGGATATCCGCACCGACATATTGATTGCCTATATTAATTTCTAAACCGAAGCCCGTCCCACCTAAACCGGCATCCGCTAAAACGGGAGGGTCACCAACATCATAGTCCCAAGCTAATTTATCTCCACTGTCAAAACCATCAGAAAATAGCACTCCACTTGATTGACTTAAATCACTCTTGTCTATAATAGGTACACCGTAGTCAACGTCATCTCCCAACAGAATGTTTAGAGCTCCTTGTCCTAAAACAGCCTGGTCTACTACGGGTACACCAAAGTCAACATCATCTCCGAATAACTCAAATATCTGTCCGAGAGCACTCTTGTCTATTACGGGTACGCCGTAGTCAACATCATCTCCGAGTAGTTGATTTGCGTCCGCCTCTGTTGTGAGATCAACTCCAAGCGTTCCTCTCGATGCGTCAGCTGTAACGTCCCACAATTCAAATCCAAATATGGTTTCTTTTGGTGCACCACTGTCAACTTGAATAGCAAACCATAGTTCAGTTTGATACTCATCGGGTAAATTAACGGCATCACTGTTTGCGGTACCCTCAATTTGCTCACCGTCTTGCCTTGTGTCATCCCCTTGACTGTCACATATTTGGTCACCGACTACTACTGGATCTCCGTTAACTAAGTCCGTAGCACCAAATTTGATATTACCTGTCGCGGCAATTGCACTAAATCCGCCACCATCTTGATTAAAATTTAATCGATATTGTGCGTTTAAAGTATCTTTGCCTCCAGAATTAATGTTGAGAGCTATAACATAATTAGTGCCAAGTACCACGTCGCTTAATCCGACATTATCCGCTTGAGATAGATCGACTAAAACGGCACTTAATATCCTTGAACCACCTAAATTAACATAATAATCCTGAGCCATTAGGCATTAACCTCCTTATAGCTAATAGTGCAATTCGGTATTTGTCGCTGTTCCATTGATACGCAACAAAACCATGGACGTTCAACACCCAAGCTACACAAATTATGTTCATTTAGATGCGGACATCCAACCTTTCTACAACAATCACCACATCTACTACATCTGGCAGTTTTCACTCTCCAAATATCATTCCAGGGTTGATACATAGCCATGTGTTCTCCGCCCCACATGATATGGATACCCTGTTCTTCATACCACTCGTCTGGAAGTTCAAACTCATGACGGTTTCCTCTGAACTCCACTGTGAATTTCATGTTATGCTGCTGGATTCGGGAATTCGCAGTCCAAAGCGTCCAATGTAAACGGACTTCCGGTAACTATTGCCACTAAAGCCGTAAGCTCTTGTGCCACTTGTAATACGGAAAGACTATCATCTGCAAGACACCACCAGGTAGCATCACCAGCAGCATCCACAACACCATCCGTAATCGCTGAGACAATTAATTTACGCCCTGAAACGTCACCAGCTTGGGGATTCGAAATGGTTGGCGTCGCCTTTGTACCTAATTTATAGGTCGCAATATCGGCAAACTCTGTCGGTTCAGCTGACAAAATATACAGGTTTTCATTATCATCTTTGATCGCTTGCAAAGATACATCTTGGTACTTATCGTCAAGATATGCTGCCATAATATGTTTACTCCTTATACTAAAGATAATGTTCTTTATTTAATTTATAAGCAACGAAAGCATCCATCAATGACGCGACATTATCAATCTTGGCTTCGTGTCTCTTTTTGAATAACTTTCGATTTCCGTTCGTATCCTCTAAAGTTATGGCGTTACCCATAGCATACATCATGAGCGCTTCATCAAATCTAAGCATTCTCTCAGCTGCTAAAATCTTTATCTCTCCTAGAGGAACTGACTCGGTTTTTGCACCTTGAATTACTTTTTCAAGTCCATATGGTCCATTTTCTAACTCCCATCGCTCCATGAATTCTCGAGCATTATAAGGATCGTAACCAAAACTTCTAACGTCATATCCTTTATCCTCAATATACGCATCTATGTCATCGTATACTTCCATCATGTCCAATATTGTCCCTTCTAGCACTTGTAAACTACCTTCTGCCAGAAATTCTTCATATTTTAATCTAGACGCAACTGGTAACTTCATCAAAGTTAAATCTGTAATATACGACCGGTTTTTTACACCAAATGTACCATCATTCAATGGAAATAAGAAAGTGAATGCACAGAAATCATCACCCTGAGAAAGGTCTGCTCCCAAACCACAAACCATATTCCAAAAATCTTGTTTACGATGGGGAATAGTCTCTTCATAAGTGAAGAAATACGTATAACCTTCCATTGGGATTCCGAATCTTTTCGCTAGAATATCGTTCCTTGTAGCTGGAGCATTCTCTGCTCGCTCTACATCTAACTGATATGTTTCATATGTAACGGTTTTGCCAAGGTTCGGATTCGCTTTCACCCACATCTCAGGATCACCGACTTCCTGAACATCATCTAACTTATAATACCAAATAGAAACATGTGGATTAACATACTTGCCATTCAAAATATCCATTAATTCTAGCTTAATAGTATCCCCACTACTGTTTCTAACTGTGCCTTCAGAACTCATCGCGACAATAAGATAATCTTCCATCTTAGATGCACCCTGTTCTATAGCGCCGACAACGTCCTCACGAATATCACCAGATAACCATTCATCAACCGTACTAACTTTAGGCCTTAGTCCCTGTAACTTATCAATGGTCATAGGTCTAACTTCTAGTATAGAGCCAGTTAAAAAATTCTCTATACCCTTTTTAGTTGATGCTAGTTTCACGCGTTTCGCGCGCGAGCCCGTAGTGTTTTGTAAAGATCCTTCGGTTAAAAATTTAAATAAAGGACCTCTACTCCGCACTACAGCAGTTCTAATCGGGGACATAACTTCTTCGGCTTGCTTCATTGTTGGCGCAGTTGTAATCTGATGAGTTGTTGATGTGTCTACATTTAGAAAATAACTCTGAATGCAAGAGCCATACATAGACTTTGCCGCTCCTCGAGCAACAATTAAATATTGTTTGTTAGTTAGCCTCTTCCTTATGGTCTTCCGAATATAACGACCACCATGACCAGTATCTAAAGGCTCATAAACACTTCGTTCAACGAAGTAGTACCAGCCAAAAATATGTTCGGCCCATAACTTAAACGAATCTAATAATGCTAAATCCGAACCATCGGTTAACGTTAATTCAGTCTCACAATATTTTATAAACCCTTCTACTGGCTTATCGTCATAATACATTGCTGGGTTGGCGATTAGATCATCAATTCGATTCATCTCTAATGAGATTTCTCTATTAATTGGAACCTCACCACGTACAACTGCGTCACGAAATATACCATAATAAATTGGCGTTGCTTTGTTAGAAATCATGACGCTCTCCCAACTTACTTGAATTTAAGCATAACGTTAAGCAGGGCCGTTGAAATAGCCTTCACTTGCGTTGGAAATTGTTTCGTGGCATAGTTAATCGCTACTTTTGTAGCTATAGATGTCAACACCACATCAGCAAGTTTTTTTCCTTTTCTAATGCTTCCGCCTTTTAAAGCCTTATAATCTTTCTCCAATCGCATACGCTTAATTGCTGAAGTCAATTCTTTATCGGATAACTGTTTAGTTTTTTTTCCCTTCGCTCGAGAAAGAGGACGACGATCTGAACTCGAAGAGCTCTTACGAACTCCCCATTTCATGCCTTTGGTACCGTAATGTTTAACAATTTTAGCCATACATCACTCTCCTTCCGCAATGACATTTAACCGCCACTCCAGTTCTTTAATGACTTCTTGCAATGCATTGATACCGAAAGAAGTTGCTGGTGGATCAAATAGTAAACGAACCTTAGCCACCATGTATGACTTTGCTGCGTTAAGATCGACATTGGTTTCCATGAATGTGGTCCACAGGTCCTGATTACTTGTTATAGTAACCGGAATGTTCGGCCCTACATCAAGTTCGTGTAATGTCGAGAATACGGTATTAATGTGCATAACCAAATCGGCGTCAAAAGCAACTTCAAAAATATCAACTCCTAAAGCTTGTTTGACACTATCTAGTATGCTATCCATGTTATCGCAGGTCCTTTACAAATCTCTTCTGAATGTAACCTTCCTGTTTCCCATCATCAGTCATTACTCTGAGCCAACGATAGTCAACATCGTAAAAAACTACGAGAATGTCTCCTTCTGATACCATCCTAACTGTATCTGCCGTATTGTGTGGCTTTGCATACAACCTAACTCGCTTGTATCCAGAAACCTCGACGCGTGGAAGTGGATGTTCCTCAACCGGCACGAGCAGGTCTTCCTCTTCTTCTGCCACCGATGAGAACGTCTCTTCCACAACTTCTTCAACAATTTTAACGGCTTCAACCGTTCCTTCAACAGCCTCTTCAACTTTTACTTTTTTCTTTCTAGCCATGATTAACCTCCTTCCATAAATTAACTTCCATTTTGACTTCTTTTAGACAACGGGGTCCATAAGTTAGTGTCACCCGGACGCCGAACTACAAGGGGTTGGGGAAGCAGCGACCGATTACCAGAATGAATCGCTAAGTGTGTATTCCTACAAGTTGTTATTAAGAACTCAGGATTAAACACCGTCGGGTCGCTTAACTCAACCTCTGATACAGACATCGGATTCATATGATGTACTGTTACCTCCGCATAGATCGGATGTTCCTCCATACCAAGGTCACAACCTCCATCTCTAGCTATTACAATGTTTCTTGCTCTCTTCCATTCTCGTGATCGGTAGAGTCTTTGATTGAGGTACCTATCAAAACCGAATGTTGCCATTCCTATCTTACTAGGCATTCTTAAGTATTCATACCTAGCTTTAAACGTGTCGAACTTTATTAACTCTGAATAGGATCTAGTCATTAGACTGTCCATTGTAAGACCGCATAGCTTCTAATGCATCTTGATACAACTTCTCTAGAGCCTTTGCACCAGTTAAAGATTCAGCTTTTGCTTTTAGCAATTCATTCTCCTGTTTAAGTTTTTCTTTCTCAAGATCTTCTCGAGTTGAACCCAACTTCAGAAAATGTGTTATGACTTGTGACGACGCAGTTCCTTCTTCAAGTTGTGTCTCCGCCAAGTCTATCGCTAAACTTATAAGCTGGTTTTCTCTTGACTCTGGTGTCTTAGCGGAGGCTCTACTACGTCTTTTCTTGTCAGTAGCCATAAACATTCACCTCCTTTAAGACCTGAT